CTATTTGATAGACTTACAACCGGAAAGCAGGGAAATCCTACAAAAATAGAAGAACAAGCAAAATGGTGTTCAAGTAGAGAATTGATTGCAGCAAAGGCACAAAGAGATTCTATTAAATACAAACAAGCTGAATATCTTCAGGATAGAATAGGACAAGTATTTGATGCAATCGTAACGGGTGTATTGGATAGAGGAATCTATGCTGAAATAATGGAAAATAAATGTGAAGGGTTGATAAGATTGGAAACTCTGAATGGGAAATGGATTGCAGATACAGACAAATATTTAGTATACAATGAGTTTGGTGAACAAATTCGATTAGGTGATCCTATCAAAGTAGTTGTCAAATCGGTGGATTTAGAGAAAAAGCAGATAAACTTCATGAGATTCTAATGGGACAGTTATTCAAAGATTGGTCTACTTCGGAAGATTATGATATAGAAGATTTTGATTATGAAGTATTGTTGAATAACAATACTTTAGATCAATTTGAAGATTTGATGTCTAGATATAAAGAATGGACTTCGTTCAAAAGAGATATTATACTAACAAATGTTTTAGAATCTGGTAAAAAAATACAATTCGACATAGAATCAATATCTTTGATGGCACAACTTGGTAATTTTGGTAATGTAGTTTCGTTACAAATGAGTGTTCTTATTATAAAATCAATGTCTTTCATTCTAAAAGAAAACAAAGTAGAAAAACTAACTCTAAGATGTAAAGTTTTGTCAACTCCTATGGGTAAAGTAGTAAAAGAACTTATGGAAAATTCTATGGATATCGATTTAAAACCACATTTAATAGATAATAAAGTAGTTTACTTCTATGTAGACACATATGAAACAGCAGCATAAATAAAAAGCCACTCATTTGAGTGGCTTTTCTTATATGTAATATTTTTAGAATTCAAATTCAGCACCACCTTGTGCACCACCTTCGGCAGGAGGAGCTTCAGGAGCAGCTTGTCCACCACCTTGTGCACCAGCTTCAGGGGCAGCTTGTCCTCCACCCTGTGCAGGGGCTTCACCACCCTCAGCAGGAGCACCACCTTCGGCACCACCAACACCAGCAGGTCCACCACCAGCACCAGCAGCATCTTTAGCCCAGTATTTTTGATTTTCAGCCTTTTCTTCTGGAGTAAGTTTGAATACATTATCCATCAACCATTCAATATGGAAGTACGGCTTTTCACCATTCATTACCGCAGTAAGAGTACCAAGTGCTTCGGCCTTTTTAGATAGATTGTTTATTTTCTTCCACTCTTCAAATATTTGATTAGTATAGAAAATTATATCCATCTGATTCATTACAATTTCATCCTCTTTCAATTCGGGAAACTCAATAAGCATCTGTAATTTAAGTGGCTTAACTATAAGTTCTTTAAAGTTTGCTCTTATCCTACTGATAAAGTTATGGAACTTAATCTCATCTCTTGTCATCTCTGCAGCATCCGATATAAGGTTTCCACCACCACCTTCTCCTTCGAAACGAGTCAATGGAATTTTAGAAGCTCTTTTAAGTGCCTGATGAAACCATTTAAGCATTCCATCCTCATTCAAATCATGTCCTTGTGGAGACATCAACTCCATATTAGGAGTACCTGCGTCACCTTCAGGAAACCACACTTGCTTATTATAGGGAAGGTGTTTGGCACCGTTCATCGAAAGTGTACCAAGTGTTTCATCCCATTCAACTTCTTCAGAATAATCATGAATCAATTGTCCAATTTGTTCTTCTGCTCTTTGACGAGAAAGACCTTTAATCGGAATAGTAAACTTTTGGTATATTGTCGCGTTGATTACGTTGAACATAATTTTAGTTTGTTCAAGTATCTTTAATTGATTATATGGTTTAATAAGTCCTTCTACATAAGAAGTTTCAGAATAGTCATTTTGTGTCGAATAGGAAACAAAAACAATCTGAGAATCTAAAAATATTCTTCTTAATTGAGGATCTTCAGGGAACTGAATCCAAAGATGTCCTACATTTGGTTCGTACGCAGGAACAAGAGTTTCTGGTCTAAGTCTATTAAAAGCGATGATGTTTTTCTTTTTGTCATCAAATACAATCTCTACGGCAACATAACCATCTACAAGAAAGTCTTTTATCATGTTCCAAGCAGTGATACTATCTGAAAATCCATACTTGTTATAGATTTTTTCAAAATACTCTTGATATTTGTCTTTTACTTCTTGTGAATAATCGTTAGAAAGTGCTCTTGGAGAACAAAAGTCTCTATCATCGTTATATACGATACATTCATCAGCAACTGCACTAACCATATCTCTGATTTCGTCTTTGATAGAATATTCTCTAAGGATTCTTCTTTTATCAGCATAAGCCTTATCTAGGTAAGGAATTGATTTTCTATTTAATACAGAAGCAACCGCTCTTTGAGAAAAGAAATCATACATCGAGTTTCCTTTAGCTGCATATGGATCTTCGTTTATACCAATACCGACCTGGTTTCGAATGATCATATCATCATAATTCATTCCATAGTTTGATAGAGTTCTAAGTATTCTACTGAATAGTCCTTTATTCTCTACTGCAGAATTTACAAAGCCCATTCCTTGTCCCTGTTCTTGATTGTTATAGTTATACGATGCCATTAAAATTATTTAAAATTTTAAGGTATATATAAAATATCATGTGTCTCTTTTTTAAGAAGAGATATGGTCAAATAAAAAAAAGAGTAGTGAACACTACTCTTTTAACTATAATTCTAACCGAATATTTTTAGATATAAAAGCTTCGATTCACAACTTTCAGATCATCTTTTTTGAGTGCAATCTCAGTAAGTAATTTTTGAACTTCATTTTGATAAGTTGTTAGATAGTCTAACAATTTTTCATAAGATTTAACAGATTGTCTATCAAGAAATAGATTCCCATCAGACCATTGCACCTCACCACCGGGTTTAATCTTTGCATTGATCCTATGTGTATTTACATCGGATTGGAAGATACACATAATAGTATTTGCTTCTCTTTCTCTTATGATTTGAGCAGAGTGAAATTTTGCGTCTTTAAAAGGACGAACTTCACCAACTAAGATATTAAATTTCAAATCATCTATCTTCTTTTTTTCCAAATCATTTGCATGTTTGATGAATAACAAAGCTTTTTGCTTTTGTCCAAAAGATGATAATTTTTCGGCTGCCGAAATATAAGTTGAATAGTTCATAGAGAGAATTTTTGTTTTATTTACTCTACAAAGATATATATTTTTTCACTTACCACCATATTTTTTTAAGCTTTTTTGAATTCTTTTAATATGATCTTTCATTACTTTATATTTCTCTGATATATCATTATTTATATCATAGAATTCATCTATCATAGACTGCATCATCTCTTGATTTCGAGCTGATTTTGTCTCAAGTTTCTTATGCCATATACTCATCAACTTTTTTGGATCATATGTAGCACCGGGGTGTTGTGAGTATAAAAATCTAGGAAGCATCTCCATATGTATTTTATGTACCATTTTTATTTGTATTGCATTATACTCCATCAGAGAATACTCAAATCCAACTCTGATAAGCTCGTTATACATTCCGGAATAATCCACTTTCAGAAAAGTATCATTTTCGAAATGCTCTTCCTGTATATAAGGATCAAATATCATTGCTCTTAGTTCTAATGGTATGAAATTTAAATTAACCGCCATTACAATAATTTGATTACCAAAATTTCTTTGTTCAACCACAAATACTGGCGAATATTTCATCCAATTAGAATCATCGAAATAGTGAAGGAAGTAGAATCCACCTGGTTGTAAGTCGGCGGTGGATAAAGCAGTTACCATTTTATCACTCTTAGAATATTTATCGGCAAAAAACGCAGAGTTAGTTCTGAAATTCTCTTCTATTCCATTTCCATAGACCAAAAGGTTTAATTTAACTCTTTCCAACAATTCACCCATAATATAGTATTTATTTTCTTTTATATATAAAGAAAACAAATACTATAAAATGATAAACTCTAAGCCTAACAATAGTAGATATCATGGTGGTAACTTCATACCAACCAACAAAGACAAGGTGTTAAAACTAAACACACAGGGTGGGGTATACTACAGAAGCTCTTGGGAACAAAAGATAATGGTATGGCTTGATTTGAAAGAAGAGATATTCCAATGGGGTGCAGAATGTTTGGAAATACCTTATCAGATGACACACTTCGAAAATGGAGATACTAGAATAAAGGCACATAGATACTACCCAGACTTCTTTTATAGAATGAGAGGAGCAGACGGTGTATTGAAAGAAGTGGTGGTCGAGGTCAAGCCTATGAAAGAATATAAGATGGTTATTGCATTGACCGAAGGTAAACTTACTGTTCCTGAAAAAGGAATGAAAAAGTTAAAAAGTTTTGAGTATGATCTAAAGATGGCTTATAAGAACAAGCAAAAATGGGAGACTATGATAAACTGGTGTAACAAAAAAGGATTTTCTTTCATTATAATAACTGAAGAAAATCTTAAAAACTTTAGTGTATAAAGAATTTATAGGATAGTATTGTTATATAAACTACAACATTCATCCAAGGAAGAAGTCTAATATAGACTTTGTAAATATTGTCTTCTAAATGATAAATCATGAATTTCAATAGATTTATAGCAATTATCAACATAAATAAATGGCTAAAACCTGAAAACAATCCTATAACTGGCCAAAATATAGATAGAAGCTTTGACATATAAAAAATGATATCAACCTTTCGTATCGTTTCCATATCTTTATTTTTGAATATTAAATCAAGTCTCTTTTTGTTGAAAAAGTGGTAAATCTCTGATAATATAAATGCGAAAAGCATCAAGTAGAATCCTGTAATCATATTTCGTTTATTGTGATTTCTTCCATTCCCATAAGATTATTCATCTGGTATTGAGTAAGTCTAATAGACTTATCTTTTTCCACAAGTGTATAAAGAGAATCTTCGATGAAAGCTTCAACTCCTTCACCAACAATTCTATAATACTCATTTGGTATGGATGTATCAGTCTTTCTACTATCATAGATAGACCGTATGTATTTTTCTCTTTCTTTTAAATTAATATGCATAGAGCAACCATCTGGTCGTGTTCCAAAACCTCTTTCGGATTCTTCCCAAATCTGTAAAATAACTTTGTTCATAGTTTAAAAAATAAGTTATTGATTTTATATACAAATATAGTAAAAGTTTATTTTATTTAAAAATACATTTTTTTTCAACATGGCCCCTAAAAATAGGGACCATGTACAAAACGGAACAGCTTTTTTTAATAAATATAAGAAAAAACATACACATTATGCAAAAGTTAGAATATATTTGGTTGGATGGTGCCAAAACACAACAAATAAGAAGTAAAGTAAAAATTATTAAATCAGATTTTGCTACTGAAGATTTATTAAGACAATATAAAAAAGGTACTAAATCAGCACCGGTTTGGAATTACGATGGTTCTTCTACTTATCAAGCAGAAACATCTAATTCTGAATTATTGTTATATCCTAAAAATTATTTCTTAAATCCATTTACTAAAAATTCAATTATTGTTTTGTGTGATGTTTATAATACGGATGGAACACCACACGCGACAAACACCAGAACAAAAATGATGGAAGCATTGGATAAATATGATGATGAGACCAATTGGGGTTGGGAGCAAGAATATTTTATATTTAGTAAAACTACAAACAAACCATTAGGTTGGCCTATAAATGAAGAACCAAGAGAACAAGGTGATTACTATTGCTCAGTTGGTTCAAATAATATCGCAGGAAGAGATTTCGTTGAAGAACACACAGACCTTTGCATCAAGGCTGGATTATCAATTGGTGGAACTAATGCAGAAGTGGCGTTAGGTCAATGGGAATATCAAATTGGAACAGTTACTGCGGAAGATGGTGCTGATCAGTTATGGATTTCAAGATATATTTTACACAGATTGAGTGAAAAATACAATTATAGAATTGAATTAGAACCTAAACCATTTAAAGGAAACGATTGGAATGGATCAGGAATGCACGTAAACTTCTCAACAAAGACTATCAGAGAAGACAAAGAAAACAAAAAAGATATTGCAATTGAAATGTGTAAGAAGCTTGAAAAGACTCATGCAGAACATATAGCAGTATATGGAGAGAATAATGATGAAAGACTAACTGGTGCAAATGAAACGTCGTCTATCAAAGACTTTGGTTGGGGTATTGGAGATAGAACTAAATCTATTAGAATTCCTTCTACGATAAACGATCCAAATGCAATTGGTTATATCGAAGATAGAAGACCAGCATCTAACGGAGATCCATATTTAATAGTTGATAGAATGGTTAAAACTATTTTACAAGATGAAGAAGTTTTGGAAGAAAACTAAAAATAAAAAACCCACTCAAATGAGTGGGTTTTTTATAAGTTTATTTTATAAACAACAGGAACTTTAACCCCGTGTAAATCAGGAATTCCAGTACCTTCAATTTTTGTCAACTTTCTATATTTCTTTGAAATAGACTTTAACTGATTATTAATATTATCAACAGATGTGAATGCAATACCACCCTTTTCTGCTACTTTAGATTCCATTCTTGATGCAGTATTTACTACATCACCGAAAAAGTCCACAAGTTCTACGTCTTGTATTCTACACTTTTTAGAAGTCATCTTACCAGAACAGATTCCTATTCTAAGTGGAAGTTCTTCATATTTTAAAACCTCTACTGCAAAATCAATCGCAACCTCAAGTGATTTCTCACTTTTTCCAAAGTAAATCATAAAAGAATCACCGATTGTCTTAACCACAAAACCACCATACTTTCTAGCAAGGTTGTCCATAATCTTAAAGTGTTTATCAAGTTGTATACTCATAGTTTGTGGATCATCAGACCACATTTTAGAAGAGCCTACGACATCAGTAAAAAGCATTGCAGGTGATAAAACTCCAGTTTCTTCACTTTTATTTTCCTCATAATGTCTTTGTGCATCAGTAAGAAGTCTACCAGATCTTTTTGGAGATTCTTTAGTATCATTGTCTTCAAAAATTTTAAAATTGCTTATCCATTTCATATTCTATATATAAAATTTGTACATATGAAAAATAGTCCATATATTAGCAGTATAAATAATAGAAAATATGATTTCATCTAGCAACACAAACAAATATCAAGGACGAGTATTCGAAGCAAAAGACAATTTTGGTATTGAAACTCGCATTAAAAAAAATCATGTGAGTCTTCACAACCCATCAGATTTCATTGATGCCAAATTGGCGGAATTCAAAGATAAAAATGTGGAGATAGAGATAACTATAAAGATTGTAGAAATACCTTCTTGATTTTATACCTTCTCAAAGTTCTTTTCGAAGGATTTATATTTATAGACATAGTCGCCATTCCAAATCCTGGAGATGCGACTATGTCGTATGTAAATATTTTTGTTGTTGATATCATCTATAAAGAGTGTAGACCCATTCCGTCATTAGATCCTTCTATGGAAATAAGTCTTATTTGATGTTCGTTGTCACCTTTCTTTTTATAAAGGTCGTTATATCCTTTGGCTATTCCCCTTTTAAAGATTTCGGTGAAATAAGCAAAGGCATTTACTGATTTCTCTTCGTTGAAGTTATACCAGTTTTGAAATACATATAGAAGTCCACTTTGGTAACAGTCCATCTTGTCGTCATTCGACCAATATCTCATTTTTTTGATTGTTTTCTTTGCTAAAAGCTCTAGCATTTTTTGAGCGGGTCTTGTAAGTCTTCCCTGTGCTTTGCTGACTACTAATTCTATGTAAAGTTCTCTATTATTTAAGTACATTAATAAGCATTTATTTTTTGGTATCCATAAGGATTTTCATGCTTTCATGTTATAGACATCGAACATGTAAAAGTTTACAAAAAAAAATCCTCTTGAAAAGAGGATTTTTAAAAATTATTAAATAAATATTAAGATTTTAATCTTTCTTTATATTGTATTTCTTTAACTCCATATAATTCAGAATCTAAAACAGATTTTCTTTTTTCTAAGTTAGAAAGTGCAGTATTTAAAACTTCAGATTCACCAATCATTTTGATAGATCCTTTAAGTTTTTCAATGTTGAAACTAACGTCTTCTAATTTAAGAGTGATTTCTCTTTCTTTATCTTCTAATTTTCTTTTAACAACCAATTCTTTTCCTAATTTGTTTTCATAAAAATAAGTAAGGTCATAGTTAAGTTCATTTCTTACTTCATTTACCAATTCCAATGCAGATTCGTATTTGAAGAATGAATTACCATATCTTTCATCACATCTGTATAAGAAAGTAGCTTTTTTATAATTGAATGCGAAACACTCTAAATATGGGTTGATTAAGTTATTTACTCTTTTAACAACATCTAATTCAACAAATTTATCAAGGTTTTTAGAAACCTCTAATAAGATTGGATAAAAGTTTTTGTTCACGATTGGAACGATTGGAGAATTAAACAAACTATCTAAAGTAGTTTCTTCATTCATTTCATCATCATTGATAAAAACTTTTCCTTTTTTAGCAACAGATAAACCAATTGTTAGATACTCAGAAATTCTGAAATTTACTCTATCTTCTGTTACAGAGGCATATTTCATAGCAGTTTCTAACATTCTCAATGATTTTAAAGACTCTTCGTCTTTTACATGGTTTTCAACTAATGTTTTTTCAATCAAGTTTTCACTTAAAAGAAACCAAGAGTCTCTAACTAAAGCAATGTGACCATCTTCTACAGACTCAACGATTGTGAAGATAGATTCACCTTTACCACCACTAAGTAAGTTTGTTCTTTGCTCTGGAGATTTTGTTAAATTATGTACAAATAATTTGATTTCAGGAACCCAGTCATATACTGCGAGTTCGTTCAAAACTTTAGACATTCTGTCTTGATCAGTATCAAGATTGATAGTTTGTAAAAGTACATTGATAGGTTGTCTATAAAGCTCACCATTATTCTTAGTGTTAAGAACATTATATAGGTTCTTCAACTCATATAGCAATTCGTGGTTAGCCATATCATCATTTAAACCCTCTAAAAGAGTTTTAACGCTTTTATCGTATGTATAAGGTTTTAGTCTTTCATTCAATGATTGAACGATAGCTTTCTCAGAAGCTTCGTTGCAAGCGTTCATATGTCCCTCAACTATTACAGAAATCTCCTCTTGATCAAGAGATAGATTTTTTTTAAAGTTAAACAATTCAAGTTTAAGATTCTTCATATTTATTGATATTTTTTTTATGTTATAGAGTATATATTAACTACAAAAAGCCATTTTTTTCTATTTTTATTGATTTGGTGGTCTTGGTGTTACGTCTTGTTGTCCAGCACTAGTCGAATTAGTAGACGCTCTTTCTCTGGATCGAAGTATATTGTTAAACCACCTCGTTCTTTTAGGAGATATAGAATAGCCATCCTGTCCCGATGCACCATAAGGATCTGTAGGATTTGTAGTAGATCCAGTGTTATTGAAACTACCAGTCTGACCATATCCAGCCAACGGATTATTTGGATTGAATGGACCATTTACCCAAGTATTTGGATCTAAACCTGGTATACCTGGTCTACTAGGACCACCGGTTGGTCTTCCTCCACCATTTGGAACACCTATAGTTTCATTAATTCTTGGATTTCCGGTGTTTGTAATTGTTGTACCATCAGGAGATGGTTGCTCAAAATAATCAGACACACCACCAGTAAGAGCAAATCCATTAGCATCCTTCATTCCAGATCCATACTCTCTTGGATATCCTTCTTCAACAACTCTATCTCTTCTGAAGGCAGGATAATAAGTTTCTACCGTAAAAGAACATTTCAACTTGATATTGTTATCACTCGTCAAGTTTTTCTCTCTACTCATCTCTATACTATTTGTATCTGGCATGGTAAGTACTGCATCTATATTCATGAAGTTATGTTCAAAATACATAAATTTGTAGATCCATAAAGTGTCTAATATAGCCTGACTACATTTAAAGGTATCAATCTCACTAGATAGTGTGATTTCTAAATCATAATTGACAGTTATCGGAATAGCTCTTACCTTACCAAGCACTTTTCTTATTTCAAAATCATTCTCAACAACCATTCTAAGCCAAACATTTGGATTGGCAAACTCATCAGACTTTATGTTGAAACTCGTCATTGTAAGATGTCCTCTTGGAATCAAATCAGTATTCAATTCGATAAATCTGTTTTCTGATACGATATCGTCTGAAAATGAATCTAATAAAAATCTTTCATCGCCAGTAAGCGAGTAGTATATAGGAACTTGAACAAAAACATCACCAGAAGTAAATCGGTTTGTCCACTTTATTTGTCCTTCTAAAGTATCCAACACACATACTGTTAGGTCTCTAAAAAATACATCTTCGAAATTAAACTTGTCTCCAATCATATCGATATATATTAAATAAACTTTCTTTCTATTTAGTGATATATCATGTATAAAAACTTCAATATGTCAGTTAAAAACTTATTACTTTGGGAAAAGTGGAGACCCAGAAAAATAGAGGATATTATCCTTCTTCCAAGAATTAAGAAACAATTTGAAAATGGTATAAACCAACACTATATATTCTACGGACACTATGGAACCGGAAAAACCAGTTTGGCTAGAATACTTATTGGAAAATATAGTAAGGAAACCCCATTTTTAGAACTAAACTGTTCTATGGACACTTCTATTGATATACTTAGAGAAGAGATACAGAATTTCTGTAAATTCACACCAATGTTTGAATCAAATTCTGATATAAAGTATGTATTCTTAGATGAGTTTGAAAGAGTTTCTGCACAATTTCAAGATGCGTTCAAAGCATTTATAGAAAAATATAACAATAGTGTAAGATTTATAATTACAACAAATCATATCAATAAGATTTCTGATGGACTAAAGTCTAGAATAAAAACCGTAAACTTTGATTGTGTAGATGCTGAGGAAGAGAAATATCTAAAAATAGAGTTATATAAAAGGATACAAAATACCATTCTTCCAAAAGAGGAAAGAGAAATATCTAAAGATAATTTAGTATCGATAATAAGTAAGAAGTTTCCAGATTTCAGAAGTATTCTCGTAGAGGTTCAAGATTTTTTAGAAACTGGTGATATCAACAACGGAGTCAGTAATGTGTCCAATAAAGTAAAGAATGATTTATATAGTTTTATATACGAAAGTGGAGACTATGAAAGTATATACCACTTCCTTATGTCAAACTTTGGACAGGAAAAGATTGATGCGATGATTAAGCTTTTAGGAAAGCCATTCATAGATTGGTCGATTGAGAATAAAAAAAGTGTGGATAAATTATTTGATTGTAATTATGTCATTGCAGACTATACAAGCAAGCTTGAGACGAACACAGACCCGATAGTTTTGGGAATGACGATAATCGGAAAGTTCAGAGATATTTTGAAATAAAGGATATGACAAAGTTAATATATAACTTATGTCGAACTTTAACTTTACAGACTTTTACTTAGGATATCCAGGCCACCCAAGATTCAGAGAATTGGCTCTAATTGAAGATGATGTGATAAGAGTAATTATACAAAAATGGGAGATGATTCTATTTACAAATAAAGGTGAGGTATTTTTTGATACCGAATATGGAGGGGATCTACCATACTATCTACATGAAACAAGATTATCATCAGATACAATAGAAAGTGATCTTAAACAACAGATTGCTTCATACATTCCAGAAGTACAAAATATTGATTATATTTTAAAAGTTTCCTTTTTTGAAGATCCTGAAAGACATCAAGAATATATGGAAGTTTTTTTCCAAATAAAAGATTTGGATGTATATTTAGTTGTTGCTTAATATCTAAAATATGTCTCATTCAAAAAGTCAACATAGTTATAAATACTTCTTTCCTTTATTTTCTTAGGCAAATCTTTAAAGCTAACATCTGTCCATTCTTTGTTGAATACCCATTTCATGTTTTTGGGTGCTTTCTTCTTAGAACCATACTTATTACGCATTGCATAAACATATTTGAATTGTTGTTTTGATTTAGCAGGCATATTTAAACTTTATTTTAATAATTTATATATTAAATATGGATATCAACTTTATAGAATTTTATATTAAGAAAAAATACTCTAAAAAATTAGAAGACTACTTTAGTGTAGTAAAATCGGTCGCATCTGGTTGGAGACATGGAAAATTCCCACAAACAAGACTACATGAATTCTGTTACAGAGAGAAGACAGATAATATTTTTGAACTTTTTGAAAGGATTTATAAAAGAGAGTAGAACTTTTTTAATATATATAAGAAAAAAGTTCTGTTATGAATATTTGTAATAAATGTAATGAAGAAAAAGAATTAAGTGAATTTAGTCTAAAAAAGAGTTCAATAGATGGTTACATGTCAAAGTGTAAAGAATGTGTACGTGAATACAATTCATTGTATTATTTAAAAAATAAAGAAAATTTTAAGATTAAAAATATAAAATATAATGAAGAGAATAGAGAGAGTATTAGTCTTAAAAAGAAAGAGTACTATAAAAACAATAAATTTAATATTTTGAAGATTAGAAAGAAATATTATAAAAATAATATAGATAATCTAAAAGAAAAAGACAAGTTATATCAAAGAAAAAATAGAGAAAGAATAAATAAATATAATTCTTCTTATATTAAGAATAAAAAAGTAAAAAATAAAATTTTTAAATTAACTGTTAATATAAGATGTTTAATTTATAATTCATTTAAATTAAAAAACACATATAAAAATTATAAAACAGAAGAGATAATTGGATGTTCTTTTACTACATTCAAGGATTTTATAGAAAGGAAATTTGATAGAGATATGACCTGGGACAATTATGGATTATGGCATCTAGATCATATAATACCTATATCACATGCCATTACAAATGAAGATGTTTATAGGTTAAATCATTATACAAATTTTCAACCATTATGGGCACATGACAATCTATCAAAGGGTAATAGATATATTGGATAGTTATTTAATTGGACAATATGATGCAGAATAGATATATTTTTCATCTCTTTTGAATTTAACACCCAAAGACTTAGCAGCAACTTCAATATCCGTTATACATTCACCATCTGCACCACCTACAATAGTAACCAAAATATTTTCTTCTGTTTGAGCTTCTGTTATTTCAACAAATATATCATATAACTTCTTAGGAAGGTGAAACCACCTATGATTGTTATTTATAAATACTATAATAGTACCTTCTTTAGTTGGAAAGAAGTCACCTTTTATTAACTCATTATTTTCTTCTTTACTACTAACATCTTTATAAACATCATTATCCAAAACTCTTTTATAAAAATCCGCATCAACATCATATTGATACCTCTTCTCAATTAAATCAATTTGATTTGCAAATTCATATAAATCATCATCAATGTGCTCAACAGGGTCTTCATCATATAAATAATCTTTATCAACATTTTTACCAAGATGATGATTATCCCAAATTTGATAAACTCTATCAAATCTATTACAATATTTTTTCAACTCATCAACATATTTATCCGTAAAAAATTCAGAAAAAGATTTTTGCACATCAACTACGATAAGAATGTCTTTACTACTATGACTTTCGAAGGTTTTTAGGTATCTCATTTACTATATATTATTTTAAAAATGTCTGGATAGTATAAAATCAACTGCTTTGATTTCTTTATCATAGTTTTTTATATCAAATTGGTCAACCGATACATCTCTCAACTTTTTCAATTTAAATCTCCAGTCAAGAAGTTTATCAACATCACCTGGTTGAAATTTATTTTTAACATATCCCTTATAAGTAACGGTATTTATAAATTCAAGTTCTTTAAAACCTTCAAATAGTTTTAGATGCTTCATAAGTTATATATTAAATAAAAAAACTCATCATTTCTGATGAGTTTTTAATTTCTAGATACTAGTATTTTTATTAAGCTGGAAGTTCTTCTTCATCTTCCTCTTCTTCTTGTGCTTGACCCTGTCCTTGTGGTTGTGCTTGACCCTGTCCTTGTGGTTGTGCTTGACCCTGTCCTTGTGGTTGAGCTTGACCCTGTCCTTGTGCTTGACCCTGTCCTTGACCAGTTTGAGCTTGTCCTTGACCCTGTGGTTGAGCTTGTCCTTGACCTTGTCCTTGTGGCTCTTCAAAATCAGCATCCTGTGCCTGACCCTGTCCTTGACCCTGTGGTTGAGCTTGTGGTTGAGCTTGTGGTTGAGCTTGTTCCTGACCTTGAGTTTGTGCCTCACCTTCAGTTTGTACCTCACCTTCAGTTTGTACCTGAACTTGTCCTTGACCCTGTCCCTGAACTTGTCCTTGAGCACCACCCATTAAAGCGTTTCCAGGAATCTTCTCAACGTCTGTATTGTTAAGAGTTATGTATTTTACAATCTCTTCTGCGATGTCAACATCACCGAAAAACTGACGAAGATTTTTTCCTGTAGTGTCTTTAACTTTCTTAACATAAGAATTGATTAAAGATTGTGGAATATCGATCATAGTTTTAACCTTATAGATATCGTTCACTTGAAGAACAGCTTCGCTGATTATTTCTTGTCTGTTTTTCTGAACTCTAAAACTTTCAAATTGTCTGATATGTTTCATGTTTTGGTTTAATTTTTTATATAGTTATATATTAAGTAAAAAATATCGTTTTTTTTCACTTTTTAAAATTCCATTGAAGTATATTATATTGAATACCAACACCTATTTGAATACCAGTTGCCGGTATAAATGTAATAGGATTCAAGCTTATTCCATAACCACCATAGATTCCTAAGCCCCATCTTTTTGGTGGAAAGTATTTTTTCAATACATCCGATTTCTTAGGATCTATAAGAGCACCATCTAATTTAGAAACTTTAAATCCAGGATAATCACTTTTAACAAAGATTTCAAGAAGTCCATCTTTATTTTCAGTTAGTCCTGTTGACATACCCATACTAAACTCATCTTTAATTATCTTCATTTTAGAAGTAGATAATTTGAATGTACTATCAACATATATGTCAAAATTACCTTCTATTAGTCTATAATTTTCCAACGAATATTTATTGTTTAAATCCCATTCAAAATTTTGTGTAAAGGTATTACCATTCCATTTACCAGGATTTGTAGATTTTATTTCAATGTAAGTAGTATCATGTACTAATTTTACTACAGTTTTAATAACAACCAATGGATGATCTTTTAAGTTTTTAATTTCGTTTGCTAAATCAACATTTAAACTTTTCAAATCACCATTTTCGGAAATAAGAGCACCCTTTTCATAAACCAGATGACCAGTCTTATCTTTATATGTTCTTAAAGAATCATTTAGTGTAAATACATTTTGTTTAAGTGTATTTATTTGTCTATCATTTCCATTACAAGATCTAATAAACAAAAACAAAAATACTATTGCCAAGACAAGTAATATATTTCGTTGAAGAGATGTTTTCATATTTTTTTTTAATATTTTAATTTATATATCAAAATATTATATATATATTTGTATATAAAATAAAAAGTACCCTATGCAATATAAAAGACTTATATGTTTTGATTTTGATGACACATTATTTCATACACCGCTCCCAGAGATAGGGAAAGAAGTTTGGAAAGAAAAAACCGGAACAGAATGGCCTCATAGAGGATGGTGGGGTAAACCCGAATCTATCAATGATGAGATATTTGATATCCCAAAAAACGAATGGACTTACCAAAGATATCTGGAAGCAGTAGCTGACCCAGATGCTTATGTTATTTTAGCAACAGGAAGATTAGATAAAGTACCTGGAATGAGAGATAATGTAGAAAAAATTCTTAGAGATAATAATATAGAATTTGATGAAGTGCATTTAAACTGGGGTAGTGATACATTCATATTCAAATGTAACTTACTAGAGAGAATGATTAAAAAATTAGGAGTAGATGAATTAAAGTTCTATGATGATAGAGCAGAACATCTCCCTAAGTTCATAGAGTGGGCAAAAGAACAAGATGTTAAAAGCGAAATAGTGGATGTTGTCAACAAAATATCGACAACTATTCAAGGTTCGAGTATATAATAAAAATATATAACAAAAAATAAGATAAAATCTATGGGTAAAATTAAAGAACAGGTAGAATCGAAGGTTGAAGAAATTCTTTCAAAACCTTATCGAATTGATCTACATAATGATGACTATAATTCATTTGATTGGGTAATAACATGTCTTATGAAAATATGTAATCACGAAGAGGATCAAGCAAATCAATGTGCACACATAGTACATTTTAATGGAAAATGTGATGTGAAATACGGAGATTATGATACAATCTCTACTATGAAAGAAAAATTAAAAAGTGCAGGACTTTCTGTAACAATGGAAGCAAACTAACAAAAAGTCGATCAAAATGATCGACTTTTTTAGTTTTTATTGAACCAGTTTATTCCGTTTGGATTAGAACCAGTATTCGTAACTTTGTTTCGTGACATAACTTGTCTCCTAACACTAAGAACTTGACCATAATCGACACCCTGTACATAATCCATATTTCTCATACAATCATTTACATAGCTCATAAACTCTTTAGGACTATTTTTATTACCCCATTCCTCAACCATCTCTTTAAACTCAGATTTTGAAAATATAGAAGTGGCGTTGACAACCGTCATCACAGTATCGTCATGTCCTACGTCCGCAGCATATCTTACATTCCCTGCAGTAGTGACATGCTTGACAAAAGTCGTTATCTCTCTGATATTATCTTCGTTTGTAATATGAAATCCTCTACTATACATAAGTTCTTGATAGTCTTTAACCATCATGTTTTTGTTTTCACCGACTTTTAGACCAATTTTTTCTTCTGTTGAATCGATTCTATGTTTATACCTAACGAATACGGAAGAACCATAGTTATTGTTTCCTTCAAATACATGTGGCATCTCTGCCAATAGGGTATTTCCATAGTTGTTAAGCTCAAGAACCACTTTTACATTCTCAGGATTCAAGTATTCAAACACTATAAGATAAAGAAGTTCGGCTAGCTGCTTTACAGATACGAAGTTGTTTCTATAAATACCAACCTGTTCAAGTCTAAAGAAATCTGTGATGGATTTATATTTGTGTTTTTGAGTTTCTATAAGATCCACTGGCTTTTCAGAAACTTTGAATATGTTTATGATAGAGTAATCTTGTCCAAGTCCCTCTGATATATCGACCGAAAGAACATATTTGTAATCTTTTCTTTTCAAAGGTATGTGTACCTCATCATCATCAACCCATTTAAGATCCTCATACAAAAATCTTAATTTATTCTTAAACTCAAAAATATCTTCATAGACATAATTCTTCTTAGATTTCAATAGTTCGTCTATTATAGCCTCGTTTAAAAGAGACTTACTTGAATTGATAAACCTAAGACCATACTCTTGGTTAAATGCATCTTCACCACCAATATCCTTAACCGCCTCATCTTTCCAGGTAGTCATCTCAGCGATTGCCAATATAGAAGTTTCGAATCCATTTTTGTCGAGAAAATGAAGTGATTTCACCTCTTCGTCCGTACACTTATCATTGTTGAATACATGTATAACATCCTTTTGTTGGTCTAAGTTAAACTCAATCTTTGCCTCTGTAACTGAACCAAATTGATCTTGTACCAATTTGAATATATCATCTTTAGTAACGCCATACTCATAGAGCTTATGGTGGTTTAGTCTCATATAAGTAACGAACCTACCAGGAACTTGATACCAATAAACACGCATCGGTTTGTAGTTATTCTTTAATGGATCCCCATCTGGTCTTTCTGCATCCGTTAGTATCTTATGGAATAAATTCATACCATTTGGTGTTGATGTAATTATAATTTTAGAGTTCTGAATTGCAGACACTGTTGGAAAGGCTGCAGTATAGAAACTTTCAATTATATTTGCAGGAATAT